AATAGGACGATACCGAAAGGTACAAGTATATGATGATGAGAATTAGAATATGAGCTATCGGATACTAGATATTCGGAGTGAGAGTCTTGAAGTTCCTATTGAGTTTAGCCCCGTTGGGGCGAGCGAAACTCTGGGAGAATACTGTGAGTAAGGAATATATTGATTTTGTAAATAGTGTAACGAGTAATCCAAGTAAAAGTCAGATAGACTTTGTGGATGCTCTGATGATTATGGAAGAGCAGGGAGCAGTTCCAAGTAGATTGTTAACTGCTGCGTTAGGATTAAATGGGGAGGCCTCTGAGTTCTCTGAGGTAGTAAAGAAGTGCATCTTTCAAGGTAAGGAATACAGTTTAGATACACACGAAAAGCTGATAGATGAATTATCTGATGTCATGTGGTATATTGCACAGGGATGTATCGCACTAGATATTACTATAGAAGAGTTGATGGATATCAACATGGCAAAATTAAAAGACCGATACCCAACAGGTTTTGATAAGGGTAGATCAAATGCGAGGTATATAAAAGAATGAGTGATTTTCTAAAAGACATAATTAAACAAACTGGTAACGAGTATGCAGCTCTGGTATCAGATGGAGTTGAAGGTGCAGACGTTGAAAACTTCATCGACACTGGTTCGTACATCTTCAATGCGTTGTTAAGTGGTTCTATCTATGGTGGACTACCAGCAAACAAGATTACTGCAATTGCTGGTGAGAGTGCAACAGGTAAGACGTTCTTTGTTATGGGAATGGTCAAATCTTTTCTTGACGCAAATCCAGATGCTGGTGTTCTGTATTTTGAAAGTGAAAGTGCAATCACAAAACAGATGGTGATTGATCGTGGTATTGATCCGCAACGTATGGTGATGATACCAGTGACCACAGTGCAAGAGTTTCGCACACAGGCAATCAAAGTGTTAGACAGTTACCTTGAAAAGTCAAACAAGAAACCGATGATGTTCGTTCTTGATTCACTTGGTATGTTATCTACTACAAAAGAAGTAGAAGATACAAGTGAAGGTAAAGAGACTCGTGATATGACACGAGCACAAGTTCTCAAGGCTGCGTTTCGTGTGTTGACACTGAAACTTGGTCGTGCTGGTGTCCCTCTTGTTGTGACCAATCACACCTATGAATCTATGGGACTGTTCTCTACAAAAGAAATGGGTGGTGGTTCTGGATTGAAGTACGCAGCATCATCTATCGTGTTCCTGTCAAAGAAGAAAGAGAAAGATGGAACTGATGTGATCGGTAATATCGTTCACTGTCGAAACTATAAATCACGACTGACAGTAGAAAACAAAATGGTGGATGTGCGTCTGACCTATGATAAAGGGTTGGATAAATACTATGGACTATTAGACCTGGCGGAGAAGTACCAAGTATTCAAGAAGGTATCGACACGATACGAACTACCAGACGGAACAAAAGAGTTTGGTAAAACGATTATGAATAATCCAGAGAAATACTTTACTGAGGATGTCATGGCAATACTAGATGAAGCTGCAAAGAAGGAGTTTATGTATGGACTATCAACCGATAATGAATGAAGTACAAATCGTAGAGGATGCTGTGTCTCCGATGTTTCTGGAGTATGTGCGGTATCAAGTGCAAGAGTCAGAGAACTGGAGTTGGCAGTATCCGAAGGGAGCACACTTTAGTAAACGTCATCCTAAACTTACAATGATTGATGGAACGTCACAATCACCAGAGGTTGAACGTCTTGCTGGTATTGCAATGTCTCTGTTTCTGAACATCTATGAAAAAGGATTGCAAGGTAAAGTCTATCCAGAACTACTATGGGCTGGTGCATCTATCAAAGATAAACATAGAGAAGATAATACGCACACAGATCACATGGACGATGTACCAAAGAATATGAAAGTTCTAAAAGTTCTTGGTGTGTTGAACTCTGATTGGAAACAAGAGTGGGGCGGTGGATTTACTTGGAATGGTAAAACCTATTATGCAAAGCCTGGTTCATTTTATTTCTTTGATCCAAGAGTTCCGCATAGAGCAGATGATATTCTGTGTGACGAAAAACGAATTGCGATTGATTATACAGTAAGAGCAATGTAATGAACTATATCCAATATTATGATAATATTATGAAAAAGGATTTGTGTGAGGAACTTATAGATAAGTTTGAAAACTCACCAGAACACTATGATGTTAGATCTAATAAAACTATGGACTTTACACAAATTAATCTCGTTCAAAATAAGGATTGGAATAAGTATGTAAATCCACTTAGTAAAATATTTTCATCTTGCATAGAGAGGTACAAAAGTGATTGTAATGTTGTGGGAAATATGTGGCCAAAAAAATATGGGTTTGAAGAGTTTCGTTTAAAAAGATATCTTCCTAATGGAGTAGATGAATTTAGAAATCATGTAGATGTAACTAGGTATGCAACAGCAAGAAGGTTTTTAGTTTTCTTTCTTTATCTTGATGACAATGAAATGGGACATACAACATTTCCTCAAATGGATATATCTGTTCAACCAAAGGTTGGAAGAATGTTGATGTTTCCACCAATGTGGACACATCTTCATGCTGGAACAAAACCAATTAAAAAACCAAAATATATTATAGGAAGTTATTTACATTATGTCTAAACCAAACTATTATGATTTCAATGTGAGGTTTCCAATATACGAAACCAATATACTAAACCTTACTAATGCACGACATGAAGATGCAGACTTTACTCTGCATGAGAATCTTGAACGAATGATTCTTGAAACTGGTGATGAGATGCAGAAGTCTACTAATGTCAAAGCAGATATGACAAACTGGACTATGCACAAAACTCATACTGGTTTTAAACAACTTGCAGATATGGTGATTAGTATTGCTGGTCAACTTACAAAGAACAAACCACCGCTCTACACATCAGAGTGTTGGGGTGCTGTCTATGGTGAGGGTGAAGAAACAAAAGAACACAATCACTGGCCTTATCTGTGGAGTTGGTGTTACTATGTAAAAGCACCAGAGGGTTCAAGTCCTCTTGTCTTTCCAGAAACCAAACCAGTTATTTGTTTTGAACCAGAGGAAGGTGATCTGATTATCTTCTCATCTCTCGCACGACACAGTGTACCACCTTGCACTTGCAAGGAGAAACGAATTATGATTGCTGGAAATATTGGTGTCAAACAAATATGAGTGGTGCGACATACTACAAGTTTAATATGGAACTACCTATGTTGTGGGTAAATCTAAAAGAGTTTGACAATGATAAACTTGCAAACATTATCATTTCAAAAGGTGATGTGCAAAACAAGGAAACAAATGTCAAAGCAAACATGACAGGTTGGAGACTTGACTTAGAACACGAAGAGGTGAATACTCTTGCAAACAAAGCAATAGAACTTGCAAGTGACATACGAAAGTCTTATAGTCAGATTGATTATTACACTCGTTCTTGTTGGGGTGCATCTTATACCAAAGGTCAATACACAGATGAACACGCACACTGGCCTTGTCTTTACAGTTGGTGTTATTATGTCAAAGCACCAAAGGGAAGTTCTCCACTTGTTTTTACTGAGGGGAACATAGAGTTTGAACCGACAGAAGGAGACTTGATTATTTTTTCCTCACTGGTAAATCATAAAGTTCCAAAGTGTGAATGTGAAGAACCTAGAGTTATGATTGCTGGTAATATTAGTGTGAGATAGATATGAGTGAAGATGATGATATGAAAGCCTATGGTTATGAGGGTGAGATAATAGCAGTCCTCATACCAAAAGAAAAACAAGAATTAAAAAAACCAAGAAGGTTTAAGGTTATTATTATAAATGATGACTACACACCTATGGAGTTTGTGGTCGGCATACTTATGACATATTTTAATAAAACAGTAGATGAGGCAGATGCTGTAACTTTGGAGATACACAAAAATGGTAAAGGTATTGCCGGTATCTACCCTCTTGAAATCGCAGAAACAAAACTTAGACAGGCAATGAAACTCGCAAGAAAAGAGGAACATCCCCTATCAATCAAACTGGAATCAGAATAATCTGCCCGTAGCTCAGTTGGATTAGAGCAACGGTCTTCTAAACCGTAGGTCGCAGGTTCGACTCCTGCCGGGCAGGCCAAAAACTTTACTTGTATAAATAAAATTTCCAACCAAGTAAAGGAGATGTCTATTGATCAAATATAGAATTTGCCGTAAGCAAGTTCTTCATAAAGATTTGAACGAGAAAGACGCACTAGAAAAAATGCATCAATTAAAAAAAGATGCTTTACAATATTCAGAAGAACTAGTTTACGAGTTAGAAGAATACTGGGTTACAAAAAAGAAAAAACTCCAGTGGGTTAAAGATAAAAAACATCCAAACCTATCCTATCAAAAACTTAAATAACTCTTTATAAATAACTCTATAAGGAGTTATTGATGCAAGAAGTTTATAAGCACTTCATGGGTGAAGATGGTTTTGTTTGGTTCACTGGGGTTGTTGAAGATAGAAATGATCCATCTTCACTAGGTCGTGTTCGTGTTCGTTGTGTGGGATTTCACACAGATGATCTAAATGACATACCCACGGCAGACCTACCTTGGGCTCATGTCATGCACCCAGTCACAGATCT